ATCGTCGGATTTTCAATTACGAGCCCCAGCCGTTGGCCGGGCGAACGATCTTTAGCCACCCATTTACCATGCGGGCGGCACAATAGCCTTCTCGGGGTGCCTTCTTCGGCGCCTTCTTCATCGGCAGATGCAGAATCAACATACATGTAGCCTATAACATCCATATATCCCATAACGGCACTTCGTAATTTGGGAGTCAGCATAGGATGGGTAGTCTCATTTTTATCTTTGTCTTGTGACGAGGAATCATGACAAGAAAAAAATACGTGCATGGGAAGATCGCGTAACTTACGTACTACGCGGCGCAGTTGTTGGGTTGAGGTTCCATAATCATCCTGCCAAATATCGTCCAGCGATTCTCTTTTTGCTCCAGAAGCGCTGGCCCTATTCATAAGCTTCTTAACAATGTTTTCAAGGTTCACCATCTGCAGTTCTGAAAGGGAGTCGATACCGACAGATTTATAGGGATGGTCCCCCTTCGCTAGAAACCAGAATATCTGTTCCAAATCTTCAAAGCTTTTCAAGTCAACGACCTCCGGCGGCTGATCAAGGCCAAGAACCCCGGAATCTGCCACACTGAGCATGCCTCCCTCAACATTTATAATTAGTATCGGAGCCGTCAACCTATGCAGCCCTGCCGTGGCTAATAGGGAGGTTTTCCCGACACCGGGAGGACCGTAGATCAACATTTTCAGTTTATACTCTCCGATGTGGGGCCTATAAATTGTGGGCATCTTTAGGCTTGTGGGCGTTGCCTCCGGTACTTTCGGTTGTTTGTCCTTCTCCTCCGCCCCGATGTTTTTAGGATATGCGAAATCGGGATCAAGACTCTGTTGTTGGGATTTCGTCGATTTCATAGTCATTTTGTTTCTCCTCTCTTGAAGTTTTTTGCTCAAAGTCGTTTTCAATGATGTGGTCTATATCGCCTCCTTTCAAACTTTCCAGACACAGTTCTCGATAGGGACACCACCCGCAAATTATGAAAAATTCGCTCCGGTAGACATGCTTTTTACTCTTTCGCATGTCCCAAATACGGCGTTCCATGTCTCGGGCAAACAGCCGCGTCTCGATTAAGGGGCGGTAAATATAGTTACGCTGAAAAAACGCATATCTACCGGTAAGCTTGTCTTCCATCTCCCGATAGTCATCCGGATTCAGCCCCTGACTAACGACAAAGTCACTGTAGGTTTTCCAATCGGTGTAAATTGCGGCTTTTCTGGATACGCTCCCGTCCTTGTTTATTTCGGGTATGGCCGGTAAACGATTAAGAAGCTGATTATATATGGTGCCCACAATCGGATACCCCAGGCGGCGAGCAGCGTATTGATAAACGCCTATCTGTCCATCTAGGTCAAGATCATTGTCAGAGCGAAACTGTTTTGGGAACTTGTGCTCAAGCAGCCACAAATGACCGTCGCGATCCATCACAATAGCGTCCCAATAGCCAATGAGCTTCATTTTGGTGCCACGAACAGGGATTTCAAATTTATGCTCTACCAACACCGGCCTGAAATCGTCGCGGTAACTTTCTATGTACCGTGGCACAATTCCTAAAATAAGGTCCGCTGCCTTTCTGTATTCGTCTATCTCTTCATCAAACAGCGCCTTTCTGGTGATTTCTTTTTCCAGCCAGCGTTCTACAGCCTGTGCCCAATCTTTTCCCTGCAGGAAAGCTGCAATGGCCACGTGCCCGCAGGATCCTACGGAAGGCGCCCATTTAAAGCGTTTCGGGACTATGTTTACTTCATAGGCCCAGCGCCATTTCATGCGGCAAGCGCACCAAGTTTGTATTTCCGACCAACTAACGTTTCTGGGTTGTTCCATGGATATCTCCTTAGTATAGCACGGCACTCCAAAGCCGTCAAGTAGCTACCCGTACCCACCCACGGGACAGTAACTCTTCCTGGGCCTTAGTGTCGCCTTTGGCAGCGGCTTTCATTAAGGCAGATTTGAGTTTCGCATCGTGTCCTGGCTTGAATCTGCTCCCTCTCCTGGTCATTTCCTTACAACCACATTCGCACGGTTTCGATTCCAAATTGGCGACGGCTGCGGCGCGTTTTTCTTTCTTTTCTTCACCGCTTTTTTCCCGTTGGCTGATGTAGGCCCCAATTCCGAGATCTTTGTCCGCTAATGCCTTGTCCAGATCGGAATCCGGAACGTTCTCAAAGAATCTGTTCATTCTCAATTCGCGGTTGCCGTAAACAATGGTTTCGCTCCTCTTGTTTACGCGCTTGATCTCGCAATGCTCAATAATTTTTTCACGTGATGTCTTTTTAGTCATTTCATCTCCTTTTATTGTTTGTCTTAATTTCATTATATCACATCCATACATATTTTGTCAAGTTATAACGGGCAGTATATCATTTTTGAGACACCACAACCGGTTGTATATTCATTTTAACTATGGCCTCCACTATGGAGATCTTTCCACTTAAGACTTTTTCTATAAGCACATCAACGGTTTTTAGTCCTAATAACTCTATTACCTGTACGGATTCTTGCTGCAAGTGAGGACGTGTGCGGTTGATGGCCTGTTCGTTTATGGCTGGTGTCCAATGTTTATCTAAAAAAATGACTAAATTGGCTGCGGTTAAGGTAAGACCGGCTCCACCGGCTTGGGTGGTGGTTAAGAATGCCTTTATCTCGGGCAATGTCTGAAACGATGTAACACACTCGTTTCGATGTTTTTCCAGAGTCTCCCCTATCAGCATCGAATAGCCAATCCCCTCTTTCTCTAAGATTTTTGACACAAGCTTTATGGCTTCTGCAAACTGAGAGAATACGATTAACTTTTGATCGGTTCCTTTGATAATGTTCGTTAGAACATCTAATTTAATCCCGTCCGTTTTGCCTCCCAATAGCTTGGGGGAAAGGGCTGCTTGTCTACATCTGGTCAGCCTTGCTAGTATGCCGGGAATCGTTATGTAGACATTTTCTTTATTAATTTCAACTAAAGTTTTTCGCATAACATCTTTGTAAATCTGAAGCTGCTCTCCTTCCAGTTCCAGCCAAATTTTTTGTGTTATCATATCGGGCATTTGCGGAAACACTTGTTTCTTTTCTCTTCGCAGGAATATGGGCGCTATGTCTGCTTTAAGCTCTTTAGGTCGAACGGGCTTCCCGTCAATCATCCATATCGATCTAGTTTTGCCTTTAACTTCAATTTCTTTACGGTAAACAATGGCGTGTCGTTTAACAAACGACCAAAAAGAGGCATACCGTACAGGATATAAAATATTTAAAGGACTCCATAATTCGTCTACCCTGTTCATGATGGGTGTACCGGTCAATAGGTAAACTCGCTTGATATTACAAGCCAGTTTATATATGCCCTTTGTCTGATTGGCATTCCTGTTTTTTATACTGTGAGCTTCATCTACGATAAGGACATCCCACGGTAACAATAATAGGTTATCGGTTAAACTGTACTTATTTCCATATTTATCTTTACGAGTTTGGACAGACTCTATGTTTAGAATTAAGTATCCTGCAGATAGCTTGTCAATTATGGCTAGTTTCCCCCTATAGCTTCCACGTAACACAGTTACGTCTTTTTCTGGGTCCCATTTATTGATCTCTATGGCCCAGTTATCTTTCAGTACATTGGGGCACACGACAAGCACTAGACGAGCACTTATTTCTTTGCAAGTTGCTATAGCCTGGATGGTTTTTCCAAGCCCCATGTCATCAGCCAATAAAGCACGGGGAGAACGTATCAAAAAATCAACGCCTTCCTGTTGGAATTCGTAAAGTTTCATTGGTTCTGATGTCATTCATCGTCTCCTGTAAAATAATCGAGTGCCCCCAGCACCACTATTATGAATAGTGCCAGGAGCACCAAGGTTAGAAAAAGTTCAATCGTCATAATCGTCCTTTAAATATTTTTGATAGGAGGAGCACTTAAGATATCGAAAATAATTGGCCATTTTCCTTAAACACAGTCGACCATCAATATTACAATATCCAGTAATACAGGACATTACATCAGTTACTGGGGACCACTGAGGGCAAATTCCGATTTCGTCTTCAATCAATATTGCCTCCCTAAATTAAATTTTCCTTTCCTCCGGCTCTGGCGCATCGGGCAATAGACAGTTGGCTTTTTTCCATGCTTCTGCTCCTTCAACAGCAAGTCGTTTGGTGGTATGGGTTTCAATACCATGAGGCATTTTCACCTTCCAAAATCTCCCCTCTTTCCAAACCTCATATTGTAACCGTTCTGAATTTTTCATTTTAACTCCTTTTTTAATATATTCAATCGCTCCACCGATGCCAAGACCCGCAAACAGGTAGAGCAAGAGAAAGTTCACATATGATTCAAACATTCAATCCTCACATGCATAAAGAAATTCTTTGTTGTTTTTTTCATTCTTTATTATCTCAATGAAAAATTTTTTATATTTACTCCAGGCCTCTGCAGACTCCCACTCCGAGGCTCCGTCATGCAAGATACATTCTTTCTCTTTTGGTTCCAATGATCTGCATGTTTTCGGCCGAACGTCTGCGGGTAAAGCGCACCCTGTTTTTGACAGAAAAACACAGCCAATGCCGTCCACATCTAAAGATAATGATAATATTTTTCTGTTCCATTTCGTTGATGGTCGAATAAAAAAATTGCCTCCGCGCATATCAATGACCCATTTCCCACTTCTAAGGGCCTCCCTCGCGCTGTTTTTTATTGGACGAATAAAATCTTCTGGAAATGCTGCTCCTGGAAGCCTTCGACAGCACGCGCCGCCGCAGGTAATACAAATGGACTGATTCAGATAATTTTGTTTTTTTGATTTTAAGTAATTCATTTCTGCCCCACCAGCCAGGATTGATATGTCCGACAGCGGAGATAGCGGAAAGATTCCGCATGAAGGTTCCGGCAAAGATTTTTAGCTTCATCCTTTATTACACAGATTCCAAATATT